ACCTGACGACCCCGGTTTTTCAGGCGATGACGTAGACGTTTTTATTGAAGAGTCCCAAGCCCGCGCACAACGTCGTGGGGCGGCCAGTGCTACAGCACAAGCTGTTATTGGAAACACGTCGGGCGCCTTTTGGAAGTGGTGCTGGAGAGCAGTTGGTTCGGGACGGGGCAGGCTCTGCCGGGTTCCAAGCTGGAGATATTAATTTAGCCGGGAATGCAGGACTAAGCTCCACGGCCATGGGATTTGGAGATGGTGGTATGGTACAAAATTACGCGCAGGGTGGTGCAATAGCTTCCCCGTATGCCGCCAGTTTGCAACCAGCCATGTCTGTGGCTAAACAACCCGATATGAGCGGTATTGGCGGTCTTTTTCAAGAGCAGGCTTTCAGCCAACGACAGTCCGGCGGCCCGATGCCAAACCAGTTCGGCAGCCAAATGGCCGACTTGCGCGGCTCTCCTCTCAAAAACTACCAAGAATACTTGATGGGCACTTACGGTCAGAAAGCTATGGAGAACGTCCAAAACAGCATCGATGGCGATGTGGGCCACTTTGTTGGCATGGTGGACGAGGCTGAACGCGCTCATTTTGGGGCGGAAGAAAGCTTTGGTTTTGGCGGCGGACAAATGCACCTCGACAGCCTGAAACAGTTTGAGAGCCCCGAAAGGTCACCTATGGGCGCTATGGGCGGTATGACCCGTGCAATAGGCGAAGACGGCAGTGGCGGCTTTTTTGGCCTTTCGGCAAGCACTATGGCCATGGGTGAAGACGGTGGCGGAGGTTTTAACGATTTCGGCGGGGGTTTCTTAGCTACTACCCAAGCCATGGGCGAAGACGGTGGCGGCGGCAATAATCTAACGAATTTGATGGGCGGCGGGCCCGAGATTTCTGCCCAACTCTTTGCGGAGGGCGGCGCGGTACAAGGCCCGGCTACCCCGGAACAACTTACCGCGGTAAGAACGAAAATAATGGAAGACTACGGGTTTGATCCCATGGAATTAGCCCTCGAACAAAACGTTGATCCCGAGCTAGTTTTGCGCGTCATATATCAAGAAAACAGAGGCCGTCAGGGCCCCGTAAGCCAAAAAGGGGCCATTGGCCTTATGCAGCTTATGCCCGGAACCGCCAAAGAACTAGGTGTGGACCCTAACGATCCAAAACAAAACGTGATTGGCGGTATTAAATACCTCAAGCAACAGCTACAGGACTTTGGTACGGTGCCCTTGGCCCTTGCCGCATATAATGCAGGCCCGGGAAATGTAAGGAAGTATGGCGGAGTTCCGCCCTTTGACGAAACCCGAAAGTACGTTTCTATAATCCACGGTGCCGCCGAAGGCGAAATAATGCCTGCTATGGACGGATTCTTTCAAATGGCCGAAGGTGAAGACCCGGCCCCAAAACCACGAGCGCGTCCAGAAGGAATTGGGCAACCGGGTTATACCCCTACGCCGCAACAGGTCAGTGAATATTTGATGATGAACCAAGAGCCCGAAGTTGCGCAAGCAACCGCTGCCCCTCTTATTCGTCCCCAAGCTAGACCAGAACCGCCGCAAGAAACAGGGATTGGTCAAATGTTTAAACAATACGCCGCGTATGACTACGAGCAACCGATGCCTAGCGCGTTTGCAAGCGGCGGGGAAGTTTCTGGACCACCCCCGCTCCGCGGACCCGACCCACAGGGTAACTTCAGGCTATAAACTAGCCTTCAGCATTTCTAGCAGACTACGGATTTCCTCAAGCTTTTGCTTGAGGCCTAGCCGGTTGCGGTTTTCAGTCTCCGCAAGAAGGCCTGACAGCCTGTTTTCGAGGGTTGTTAATATTTGTTCTTGTTTAGTCATTATTTCAACCAGTCCTTTGCGTCTTCACCTAAAACCTGCCCCGCAATATCAATTTTACTGCGCAACGCCTGCAATATCTTTTCGTCGATGGTGTCGGGCGAAACCATATCAATATAAGTTACCTTGTTTGTCTGCCCGATCCGGTGTGCGCGGTCCTCGGATTGCAACCTAATCTCCAGATCGTAACTATTAGAAAAGTAAATCACGGTGTTGGCAGCCGTCAAGGTAATGCCGTAACCACCGGTTCGCGGTTGACCAACAAAGAACCGCAGGGGGTCAGCCTTGTCCTGAAACCGTGTGACGATCTCTTGGCGTTGATCTTGTGGCGTACCGCCGTAGTAAGTGGCTACCGAGTCCGGTCCAAACCGGAGCTTTAACTCTTCCTCAATACGCAAGATGTCGTGCGTGTAAGTGGCCCAGATTATAGCTTTGCCCTGAACCTCGTCAGAAAGTTCCAACAATTCTTTTAAACGGTTGCTTGGAATGGTTTCTATTTCGCCATCGTCGGGTTTTAGAAACCCGCAGCATATCTGTTGCAGGCGCATGATCTGCGTCAGGACACTGGCCGTTGTGGCAAGCTCCCCGCTTTCAAGCTTTGCTAACGCCAGCTTCTTCATCTGCGTATAAAGTTTCTTTTGTTCGGGAGTAAACTCTATGTTCCGACGGACATAAACCTTTTCGGGTAGGTCTAAGCAATCCTGTTTCAAAACCCTGTCGCTAAAAGTGTCTAACTTTTCCGAAAGTTCGTCTAACCGGCGGTATCCTACGATCTGTTGAAAACTGCGGTGCCCCATGGTCCGTTGCTGGATATTTGCGTATCTCGCTTGAAAAGCAAAGTAGCTGTTAAACCCCAGCGCCTTGTTCTTAAGAAAATCGCATTGGCTGAACAAATCCATGGGGCTCTTAGTAATAGGGGAGCCTGTCAGGATGCGGCGGTACTTTGAATACTCTTGCAACTTAACAATGTTTTTTGTCCGCGCGGCTTTGCGGTTTTTGATGGTGGTGCTTTCGTCCACTATCACAATATTGTTGGGATTTTGGTACAGGAAGGCCGTTGCCGCATCTGTACCCCGAGACGTAGAGAACGCCTCTATGTTTATGACAAATATTTTAATGCCGTTAAGGTCCCCGACAATAAAGTCTTTCAAGTTTATTTCCATACGTTTTGTCTTAGCGGGGGTCCAACGCAGCAAGGTTCGTTCGATCCGGTCCGGTAAATGCGCGGGGATTTCGTTCTGGACCCAGTTGTCATAAACCCCTTTGGGCGCAACGACTAAAGCCGCATTGATCTTGCCAGCCTCGTAAAGAACCGCCATGGTATCAATAGCAACTTTGGTTTTACCTGTTCCCATCTCCATAAACAGTGCATAATACTCCTCGGCCCACGAAGCTTCTAACGCTTTTCTCTGGTGGTCATACGGATTGGTCTTGTAATCAAATCCACGCATTTTATTTTCCTTAAAAACTGCTTGACAAGTGCAGAGTATAAGATATTATCTGTAATTGTCAAGGCCCGATAGGTGCCTTTAACCACGAAGGAGACTCGGAATGAGTGACGACGTACTAAAAATGATGGAAGAAGATTTTGAGGACACTATCGCCTCTTCTGTCGAAAAGATAGATCAACAAGGCCTCCAAACGGTGGCGGAGTTGGCCAGAAGAATCCGTGACCATGAAGCACAGATTGAAAACCTTGAGCAATTAGCCAAGAGTTTGAAGAAAGAGCTTTTGAAGTTCACGGATGAAGACATGCCTGCGATGCTTGCAGAAATAGGCATATCTTCGTTTGCCTTGGATGACGGTTCTACCGTTCAGGTCAAACAAACGTATGGAGCCTCCATACTGGTAAACAATCGTCCGCAAGCCTACGACTGGCTACGGGATAACGGGTACGATGACATTATTAAAAATACTGTCTTATGCCAGTTCGGCCGTGGCGAGGACGATAAAGCCAACGCTTTTTCAGCTTTTGCTGAACAAGAAGGTTTTGTGCCTACGCAGAAAACCGAAATTCACCCGCAGACCCTACGGGCGTTTGTGAAAGAAAGGTGCGAGGCAGGAGAAGAGTTTCCGATGGAATTATTCGGAGCTTATGTTGGTCAACGCGCAGTCATTAAGAGAGGTAAATAATATGGCACAGTCAAAAGAAGTTGCAAAAAAAGAAACAGCGGAAATCGTGGAGTTTAACCCTGCGATGTTCGAAGAAGACGCCGGTAATGGATTACAGGATTTGGGTCAAGAAGACCTTGCCCTGCCATTTCTAAAAGTTCTGTCTGGAAATGATCCGGTACTGGACGTTAATGAGGATGCCCGCAAGGGGGACATCTATAATACCGTCACAGGAGCCCTCTACAAGGGCAAGACAGGTATTCAGGTCATCCCGTGCGCGTATCAGCGCAGGTTCATCCAGTGGGCTCCACGGGGCGTTGGGAGCGGTGCGCCAACCGCGATCTACACCCCCGCGGACAAGCGCCCAGAGGTGCAACGCTCCAAGGAGGATAACAAAGACTATGTAATGGACGGCTCTGGTGAATACATCGAAGAAACGCACCAGCACTTTGTTGTCTTGCTCTCGGAAGACGGCTCAATGGAAACAGCCCTAATTGCTATGAAATCTACGCAGCTTAAAAAGTCGCGTAAGTGGAACAGCATCATGGCGTCACGTTCAATGATGGGATCGAAAGGACCCTTCACACCACCGCGGTTTGCCTACGTCTATGACTTGAAAACAATTGGAGAAGAAAACTCCAAGGGGTCATGGCACGGGTGGGAAATGTCTGTAGCGGGCCCCGTGTCCGAAGCACACATGTATACACGCGCTAAAGAATTTGCAGCAAGCATTAACGCTGGTGAGGTTGTTGTGAAACACTCGGACGATGAAGCAACACAAACTTCGAACGATATACCGTTTTAAGTAGTGTTCGCGGCGGGGTAATTGTGCCCCGCCGTTTTTCTTTCGGGCGGGGGCAATAATGTCAGCAGATAAATTTATGGCCATCTTTGATGGTTTAAAAGAGGCCTACGGCTACTTTAAAATTGAGAACACAGGTGCCGGTGGCAAAGCCAAAGGCAAAGCGGGCATCCTACGGGAACCGCGGGACCAGAAGTTGTGGGACAACCACCTCTCTGGCAAAGGTGCAGGACTAGGCATCATACCGATTAACGAAGACAATTGCTGTAAGTGGGGGTGTATTGATATCGATCAGTACCCGCTAGACCACAAAGTTCTTGTCAATAAAATCCGTAAACTAAAAATACCAATGGTAGTGTGCCGCTCTAAATCAGGCGGAGCGCACTGCTTCTTGTTCGCAAGCGATTGGACAGACGCCAAAGATATGCAGAAGGCCCTGCAATCGATAGCCGCGGCCCTCGGATATGGCGAAAGCGAAATATTCCCAAAGCAGATAAGGCTACACCTTGACCGTGGTGATGTAGGTAACTTCCTTAATCTGCCGTACTACGACCATGAAGACGGTCTGCGCTACGGCTTCTTAGATGACGGCACGTCTGCGACGTTAGAAGAATTTATTGAATTATACGAAAAACATGTTCAAACGCCTGAACAAATTGTTAAGCTACAAGTAGTGGGTGGCGGCGAAACCAACCTACTCAAGGACGGTCCGCCCTGTCTACAAATCCTGTGCAAATCAGGCATCAGCGAAGGAGGACGTAACAATGGTTTATTTAACATCGGCGTTTACTTACGGAAAGCGTACCCAGATAGCTGGGAGTCCGAAATACTGCGCTTCAACATGGAGTACATATCTCCGCCACTGCCACTCTCAGAGGTAAACGTTGTTGCCAAACAAGTAGAGCGAAAAGATTACGCGTACAAATGTTCTGACTCCCCGATCAATTCGCACTGCAACAAAGACCTATGTCGGACACGTAAGTTCGGCATAGGAGCCGCGGTAGCAGGGGCTACAATCGCGAACCTCCGAAAGTATAACTCTACTCCACCAGTGTGGTTTATGGACGTTAACGGCGAGCCGCTAGAAATGGACACTGACGCCCTGATGAACCAGATGACGTTCCAAAAAGCATGTATGGAGCAGCTTAACTTCATGCCGCGCTCAGTTGCCAAGCCCCAATGGGAAGGCCGCATCAGCACCTTGTTGAGCGAAATGAAGGATAACGAAAGCGCCATCATCGAAGTGGCACAGGACGCAAGTATAAGCGGACAGTTCTACGATTATTTGGAGGAGTTTTGCGCCCACCTACAGGTGGCACAGGACAAAGAAGAAATCCTGTTGCGCAAGCCTTGGACCGATGACGAGATGAACATCACGTACTTCCGGCTCAAAGACTTCGAAAACTTCCTGAAGAAGAATAAGTTCTTCGAATATAAATCGCACCGCATCGCCCAGCGCCTACGGGACATCAACGGCAGTAGCCTTGTGATGAAGATTAAGGGCCGTGCCGTCCGTGTTTGGCAGATACCATCTTTCGACAATGTGGATATCAACATTGATCCGCCACAGTTTGGGTCACAAGAAGAGGCTCCGTTCTAATGACGAACGTTTTAAAAGCTATGCGTAATGCAGAGATTGTGCGCCTCATCGATGAACAGCGCGTCACCATGACGGCGGTTGCCAAGTGGTTCGGCATCTCAAAACAGCGCGTCCAACAAATATACAAACGTGAAACGTCTAAAGATGTTTAGGATATTTGGACCTCCCGGCACAGGCAAAACGACCACGCTGTTGAACATGGTGGACGAGGCTCTGGCTGCGGGCACACACCCCCACCGTATTGCTTTCCTAGCCTTTACACGTAAAGCGGCTAACGAGGCCAAGGAACGCGCTGCGGAACGCTTCGGGCTGGACGCCAAGAAAGACCTGATTTACTTCCGGACGTTGCACTCGCTTGCCCTAACCATGACCGACATCCGTCCAGAGCAAGTTATGCAGGAAGCTAACTTTAGAGAGCTTGGCCAGAAGATTGGAATATCGCTAGGTGGAGCAAAAAACACCAGCTTTGACGACGACATGCCGTCGGTAGTGTCGAGCAACGATCCGGTGCTGGGTCTGATTAACTTGGCAAGGTTGCGCAAAGTAGACCTTCGGGAACAATATAACCAGAGCAATCTGGACGACGACTGGAATACTGTGAATTACGTGGACAAATGCCTGCGCGAATACAAAAAGGGTTTAGGGTTATACGATTTTACGGACATGTTAGATCAGTTTGTTTCTGGAAAAAATACGTTCCGACCTGAATTTGACTTGTGCTTCCTAGACGAAGCGCAGGATTTAAGCCCGCTGCAATGGGATATTGCTCATATCTTAGACGATAGCTCCAAGCGGATGTATTGCGCAGGGGATGACGATCAAGCCATTTACCGATGGGCGGGAGCAGATGTGGATCACTTCATAAACCTGCCCGGTGGATCAGAGACGCTATCTCAGTCATACCGTGTGCCCCAGAGCGTTCATAACTTAGCAGAGAATGTCGTGCGCCGCATCACGCGGAGGTTTCCCAAACGCTATGAACCAAAACCCGAGCGCGGTAAGGTGCAGCGCATAAGCCATATAAGCTCTTTGGACATGGCCGAGGGCTCTTGGCTAATTCTGTCCCAAGCAGGATATCAACTACAGCCCGTAGCAAGTGACCTGAAATCAAACGGTCACCTATTTACCTACCGCGGCCACCGGTCCATCAGCGAAAAGATATCTGAGGCGGTCAACGGCTGGGAGCAGATGCGCAAGGGAAAAGAGATATCTGGAGACGTGGCTCGCAAGATTTTCAGCTACATGTCTACCGGAACACGCATTACACGCGGGTACAAAAAGATACCCGGGCTCAACGACAAAGAAATGGTTAACATACAAGACTTGATGGTTAACCATGGGCTGCTAATCGACGGCACAATGATATGGTCAGAGGCCATGGATAAGCTGCCCGAAATTGACAGGGCTTATATCACTGCAATGCTGCGGCGCGGCGAGAAGTTTAATGGCATTCCCCGCATCACAGCGTCCACGATCCACGGATCAAAGGGTGGTGAAGCGGATAACGTTGTACTGTTCACGGACCTAAGTGCGGCTGCGGACAATGCAATGCGGATTAACCCAGATGATATGCACCGAGTGTTCTACGTTGGGGTCACGCGAACCCGACAGAACCTGTATATTGTTGAACCAGAAGACGCGACAAGGAGTTATGACCTATGACCGAAGCCCTCTCTGAACAACAGCGGTTTGAATTTATTGAGGCTGAAATAGACCGCGCTTATGTCCACGCAGACGACGAGTGGAAACAAGCCTATTACCAAAATGCGGCAAAATACCTGTCGGAACACAATTTCGTAGAAGGTGGTAAGATTTGTGCCTTTTGCAGAGCGCAGGGTATGTCTGACCCACATCACCACAACGTTTGGGGCGCGATGATGACATCCCTGCGAAAGTTGGGATGGGTTGAAAAGGTTGGGATGGTGCGTCCTACCACACGGCACACGCACATTAACGAAGTGTGCCAGTGGGAAAGTAAATTGTTTAAGGGAGAGAAGACATGAAGAAAATGACATGGGACGACTGGAAGGCGCAAGAAATAGCAAAACGCGCTGAATATAAAAAAATGGGCGTAGTAGACTTTAGTGAAGCTCGCGCTAAAAAAATGTGGAACGACCCAAACAAATCTGATCTGGCGCAACCCGCCGCAAAGTTCGAGTTTGATGAAGAACTTAAAGAACTGGTGTTCTGCGGCTACGTTAATCAGGTGGAACACTAATGGCTAAATGGGTGATCGATGGGAAAAACTCGCAGGAAAAAGCTATTAGTAACCTGCAATCTAAAATTGCCGTGCAGCGCAGTGAAATAGCGCGGATCACACAAGCATTAGAGGCCGCAACAAAAGAAAAATCGGCGTTGCTGGCAGACATTAAATGGATGAGGGGCGATAAATGAAACGAGACGAAGTGCTGGATGCAGCAAAATCCCTGATTAACGGGGACCGGGCAAAAGATTATGGTGATGCTTACGATAATCATGCTCGTATCGCGGAAGGATGGAACGTCATCATGCGGGGGGCAATCAACAGCCACGGGTACTTAACCCCGGCTCACATTGCCCTGATGATGGACTGGGTAAAAACCAGCCGGTTAATCGAAACAATCGACCATCAGGATTCGTGGATCGATAAAGCAGGGTACACGGCCCTCGGGTCAGAGTTTGTCGAAAGAGACAAACGCCCTGTAGATGAAATTATTGAGGAAATAAAAGATAATGGCAAATTTGCAAATGGCTATGTTCGCCCCCAAAAGTGAATGGGTTCCGCCCATCGAACTACCAGACCTTACGGGCGCAGGTAAAATTGCAATCGACGTTGAAACACGCGACCCGAACCTGAAAAAGAATGGTCCGGGTTGGGCAACAGGCGACGGGGAAGTCGTGGGTTATGCCGTAGCCGTAGACGGTTGGTCAGGGTACATTCCGATCCGACACCTTGGCGGCGGTAATCTTGACGAAAAACAGGTCAACAAATGGCTGCGCAAAGTATTCGAATGCCCTGCCGATAAAATCATGCACAACGCCCAATACGATCTGGGCTGGATCAAACGCATGGGTTTCACGGTCAACGGACGCATCATCGATACCATGTTGGTAGCCTCCCTGCTTGACGAAAACCGTTTCAGCTACAGCCTAAACGCGCTGGCATACGAACACCTTGGAAAAACTAAGTCCGAGAAAGCACTCGTGCAAGCAGCGCGGGAGTTTGGCGTCGATCCAAAAGCCGAGATGTGGAAGATGCCTGCAATGTATGTCGGGCCATACGCCGAAGTCGATGCCGTCTTAACACTGGAGCTTTGGAATTACTTTTCCACAATGTTAGGTAAAGAAGACCTGTGGAGCATTGCTAACATAGAACTCGACCTCCTGCCCTGCCTTGTCGATATGACAATGCGCGGCGTTCGAATAGACGTGAACCGCGTCGAACGGACCAGAGACATGCTTCTGAAGCGCGAAAAAGAAGTTATGAAGGAAGTTAA